ACCAGGACAAAAAGGTTAAGTCATGCAATTAATTACAGAAGTTAACGAGAATATAGAGTGTTTTACAGAAGAAAAAGACGGGAAAAAATCTCTATATATTCAAGGGCCCTTTATGATGGCAGAAGTGAAAAATAAGAATGGAAGAATTTATCCCAGAGATATTCTTATGAAAGAAATTCAGAGATATAATGAAAGTTACGTGGGAAAAAATAGAGCATTTGGAGAACTTGGTCATCCAGATGGGCCTGGTATAAATTTAGAACGGGTATCTCATATGATTACCGAATTGAAAGAAGACGGTAATAATGTTGTCGGCAAAGCGAAAATTATCGATACCCCTTATGGCAAAATTGTGCAAAATCTTATTTCAAATGGCGCACAATTGGGTGTTTCTTCTAGAGGAATGGGTTCTTTAGAAGAAAAGGGTGGAGTGAAATATGTAAAAGATGATTTTTATTTAGCAACTGCCGCTGACATAGTTGCTGATCCTTCTGCTCCTGAGGCTTTTGTTCAGGGTGTCATGGAAGGGAAAGAATGGGTTTGGGAATCGGGTATTCTTAAAGAAAAAGTACTTTCTGCTATTAAAAAAGAAATTACGGGAGCATCTTATAAAAAACTGGAGAATGCAAAAATAAAAGCCTTCAATAGTTTTCTTTCAAACCTATAATTGTATAAATATAAACATGAGACAAGAGACAAAATTCTCACAAAATTAAGGAGTTATCACATGTCAGAAGAAAAAAATGAAGCCCTGGAGCAAAAAGAAGAAGTGAAAGAGGAAACTCTTGAAGATAATGCTAAAGAAGAAAATGAAGATGCTCAAGTAGATGAGGCTTCATTTCCAGGTGCCGGAAAAAATAAAGAGCCTATGAAGCAAGCTCCCGAAAAAGCAAAAGAAACGGGTGTGAACAACGAGGTTCCCGATGGACCCAAACCAGATTTTACCAAAGGGGTACCATCTGCTAAGAAACGTCCTGCAGATAAAGGAAAAGTTTCTGAAAGTGCATCAAAAATGTCACTTATTAAATCAATTTACGATAAGTTAGATGAGATGAGCAAAGAAGAAGTTGCTGAAATTCTCGGCGCACTTAACGAAGTTGATGATGCAGAATTCGATGAAGAAGGCAATGAAATTGTTTCTGAAACTAAAGAAACAAAAGAAGTAGTTGCTAGAGAAGAATTCAGTTTAGAGGGTGATGTTCAAGCACTTATTGAAGGTGAAGAGCTTTCAGACGAATTTAAAGAAAAAGCGGCCACTATAGTTGAAGCCGCAGTTTTTGCCAGAGTAAATGATGAAATTTCCACAAGAATAGACAAACTTGATGAACAATACAAAACAGAACTTCAAGAAGCCATTGAAAACAATCGTACTGTTATGATTGAAAAGGTAGATGATTTCATGAATTATGTTGTTAAAGAATGGATGCAAGAAAATGAACTTGCAGTTGATAAGGGTATTCGTTCAGAAATTGTTGAAGATTTCATGGTCGGTCTTAAAAATCTGTTTGTCGAACATTATGTCGATATTCCAGACGAAAAGGTTGATCTTGTAGATGATCTGTTCGCTAAAGTTGAAGACCTTGAAGGATCATTAAATTCTGAGATACAAAAAAACATTGATTCATCTAAAGAACTCAAAGAGTACAAAAAGATGGATGCTTTGTATACAGTTTCAGAAGGAATGACCGAAGTTGATCAAGAAAAAATGATCAAGTTGGCAGAAGGTATTGAATATGAAAATGAAGAAACATATACTGAAAAACTTCAGATCATCAAGGACAAGTATTTTCGTACAGAAGACGCTGAAGATAAACAGGTTTTGAGCGAAGACACACAAGACGACATGGAACCTAATGAGGAAAATTCTTCAGACGATGCAATGGCAGATGCACCTGAGTCAATTAGACAATATGCAAGTGCCATTTCTAGAACCAATATTAACAACTAAGGAGATTTACACATGTATCTTTCAGAAAATTTACAAAAAAAGTGGGCTCCTATTCTTGATCATCCAGAGTTGGGTAAAATAGATGACCCATACAGAAAGGCAGTAACAACTGTTCTTCTGGAAAACCAAGAAAAGTCCATGCAGGAAGACAATCAAGTTCTTTCTTCACAGAACTTCTTGACAGAGGCAGGACAGGCTTCAGGCGCATTCCCAGATGTTGGTGGTGTAGCGAAGTATGATCCTATTATGATTTCTCTGGTCAGGAGAGCAATGCCTAATTTGATTGCATACGATGTTTGTGGTGTGCAACCAATGACTGGTCCTACTGGTCTTATTTTTGCTATGAGAGCAAGATATGTCACAATGAATCAGTCCCCAGAGGCCCTTTATAACGAAGCAGACACAAGTTTTGCTTCTAACACCTCCGCCGCCACACAGGACACTAACGTTCCTGGTCTTCACATTCATACTGACGGTTCCGCTAACGCTTCACAAACGTTAGTAGCAGGTGGTTTATCAACTGCTCAAGGTGAAGTAGCAACACCTAATAACATGGCTTTCTCAATTGAGAAGGTTACTGTTACTGCTAAAACAAGAGCCTTAAGAGCAGATTACACAATGGAAGTTGCTCAGGATCTTAAAGCAGTTCATGGTCTTGATGCAGAAACAGAACTCAGCAATATTCTTTCCGCTGAGATTCTTGCAGAAATTAACCGTGAAGTTATTCGTAAGATTTACAGAGAAGCTGTTGTTGGTGCCCAAACTAACGTTACACAGACAGGTATCTTTGATCTTGACACCGACTCAAATGGTCGCTGGTCCGTAGAGAAGTTTAAAGGTCTCATGTTCCAGATTGAGAGAGAAGCAAACGAGATTGCGAAGAAGACACGTAGAGGAAAAGGTAATATGATCATGACCTCTTCAGATGTCGCTTCTGCACTTCAAATG